TCATCGACGAAAAATTCAAAGCTAATTGGGTCATAATCGACTGAATTCACATAGTGCCGCGCCAGGTTGTTATATTGAACAGAAGTGGTGTTATAGGTCATAAACGGGAAGGTCGCCGAACGGGTCAAAAACCCAAACTCTCGCTCCCCGAAAAAAGACCCGCTGAATGTTACTTGATATAAATTTGGCCTAAGAAAATCCGAAAATGATGCCTTCAGATTTTCAAGAAACATAGTCGCCATGGTTAACCTTTGCTTAAGCTATTCTGGTCCAATAATCATAAGTGAAAGTTACAACGTATTCGGCCAAAACATCATTGGACTCAAACGATAAATCGACCGGTGCAATCGAAGACGGCCACATGCCCACATAGACATATTCCGCGATTTCTTTTTCCCCGTCTAATGCAATAATCGTGCCAAGACGCTGATAAAGCGCCGTATCCAGACCGACTGCCGCCTCATTAGCTTTGATGGTTTGCATCCAATCTTCAAGCCCGGTCCGTACTAAAAAATCCGTGTCCATTAAGACCGTAACCGAAAGATCTTCATATGTGACATCACCGGCAAGTTTGGCTTTCATGCCAAGATAGGGCGCCTCAACGATACCGATGTTTTTTCCCGGCAGTTGGGTCGCCTTGCACAAAAACGTGAACTTTTCCGGCATTCCCAGGATTTCCATACGGTATAAATTGGGCCGATAGCCTTTTTTAAGTGCCGCTTTGAAATCGTCTATTCTGATTCCCATTATTCATGTTCTCCTTATTATTAATTACCGACCAGGGAATTATCACCCCTGTTATGGGAATGACCCTGATCGGTTATTTTGTTATGCTGATTTGCTAATGGTTTCCGAAAACTCGACGCCGGATTTCACATTGACAAATTCAAGCTTGATAAATTCCTGGGTGACTGTCGGCTGAATAAAGATCCGTGCCCGGAATTCAAATCTTGCTTTAACTTCATCAGTATTGATATTTGATCCAACCTGGACCTCGAAGTTTTCGATACCTTCCTTGCCCTGAACGTCACGTAAAAACGGGTCGATCATGCCCTTGAATTGCCGCTGAGTAAAGGCGGTATTCTTTTCGAACATGTACCATTTTGAAGCGGTCGCAATGGCCTTTTCCAAGACGATGAACAACCATCTGATGTCAAGGCGATTAAAATACGACGGTCGGGTCAAAAGCGTCTTCTGACCAAGTAACACGGGACCATCGGCAGAATCAACCAAAAGCGGATTGACACCATCCTTATAAAGTAAGTCACGATAAGGCAGACCCGGATTAATGGCAAACTTGATTGTGTTTTTCACGATACCGCGATTGTAGCCAGCGCCAGCAATCCACAATTCCCGAACCTGACCGGTATTTGACATAATTCCCGCGCAATCGGCGGACACCGGCAACCATCGAAACTTACCATTGTAAGTATCTTCCTGATATTTCCAATTGCCAAAAAGTCCGGCATAGGAAGTGCTTCGACTCAATTCATTTTTCCGGTAATCAACGATATCGCTAATCGCCGCCGAAAGGGAAGTTTTACCGACAACATCAGATTGTGGCGGACTAAAATAACCTACCATGTCTCTTCGAACTTCTAAAAGATTGTCGATAATGTACTGTTGCATGGTGCTATTCGTCCATTCGGCATCAATGATCATATTGACATCGACTTCCTCCGCATTTTCAAACTTATCAAACCCGGCCTGAATTTCGGAAGTACCTGGGACGCCATTCACGCCACCGCTCATCAAAGCCGCCTCGAAAGACGCAACATCAATGGCATTTCCAACGTCATTATATGCCAGGATGTAAGCGGAATTTTGAAAAATGTAATCATCAATATACGTGTTAACGTTATCGACCTTATTGCCGGGGGTAACCGAAACAATCCAACGCTCGACGATTTCGTAAGCGTTATCATCGTCTAATGCCATGACACAAATTGCCACTTCATCAGCAACCGGGGCAAACTCAAATTGATCGACAAAACTGATACCCGTATCAACCAAAGCGGTTGAAAAATCGGCATCATTGGCCACGGCCACCTTCAAGGTGTTACCGAACACGCCGGGGTATTTTGCCAGAATGTGTATTTTGTCATTCCCACCGCCAAAAGTCGGTGTATTTTGTTCGTAAGCGTCGTCATTTAACAGCAATGCTGCGTTTTCAATCGGGTCAACCGCATTTCCGGTGTCCTGTAACATGAACCCGGCATTTTTCGAGGTTGCTTCATCGACTACCCGGACGATCAATAATGCACTTGAATACTGCAAATAATTGAAAGCCGAAAACCAAGACAGATAGTTGACATCATTCGGGACGCCGAAAATGTCAAACAATTCGGTGTCGTTTGTCATCGTAACGCGCTCATTACAAGCACCCCATTCGAATTGACCAACCATACCGCATATCGTGCTTGAAACCGCAGGGATTGTCATAGTTAAATCACGTTCACTAAAAGATTGACTTGGTGATAAACTGAAACCCATAATTTTTCTCCTTTATTATTGTCTAAATTTTACCTGTTATATGTATTTACCGTTTAGAAAGTTGATCCGACCCAATCTTCTTCACCTAAATAATCGTCATCGAAAGCTGTTACATCGATTCCATTATCCACATACCCGGCTGGAAGCAGTTGTTCTTCAATTTGGTCGATTTTTCCCCTATCCATTAATCGTTTTTGGTCAACCCAATTTTCGACCCAATCCCTATTAGCCATGAAATACGAAAATAAAACCAAAGGCGTAACCAAATCATCATGATCGGTTTCTTCTTCTGCTTCATAACTATCACGGACCTTAATAAATGTACTAAATTGGGTGATTGTGCCACGGTCCTGGACCGTCAAATTTCCGTCTTCAATATTCTGTTTCAATCGCATACAACCGCGCAATTTGGATTGTTTCGTCATCTTGATACCGAAAGATTCATTATCGCCATAAAAAATATTTTCGTATTCAAGGTCATAATTCAAATCATCTAAAATACCTATTCCGATATTATTTGTTTCACCTATCACAAGCGCCTGATTGTAGAATTCTCCCACGCGCTCGATGACATAGGGCATTTCAGCCGGGGCCATCGTATTGTCTTCATATACAGCGACCTCGCGCCACGGCACGCCGCCTGTGATGTCCATAACCTGAATGGTGTTGTAATCAAGCCCAACGCCTTCCCCGAAATCGCAAATTATAACGTAACTGTGATTATTTTTCGGTTCCTTTTCGTCGCGAACAGGCATTTCATAAATTCTGAAATGGTCGTCAAACCTGATATCTTCCGGGTCTTCCATGATCATTGTATTTTGCAAATGATAGGATGAAATCAATGTCCCGGCTGAACCCAAGAAATTACATTCGTATTCTTGCATCCATAACTGTTCCCCAAGTTCAATAATGGTCTGTTTCTTAAATTCCGGGTCCGCATATGCCGGAACTTCCATATAACTGATTTCCAAATGTTTGAAAACGTTTCGACCCTTTTCCGCATCGGTCCAAAATTTGAAAAAGTGATTCATGCCGCGAGGGGTCGATACCATGATAATTTTCGACTTTTTGGACGACGAAACAGTCGGGTAAATCGATGAATAAAATTCGTCCCATATGTTTTTTGGTATCCATGCACACTCATCGATTACCAAAGTGTTAATTGAATCAGACCGGGTACCTGAGGCCGAAGTGGCCGACGCTTCAATGTAACTATGATTTTCAAGTTCAATCGATAATTTTGACCATCCCACAATACCCTGTTGCATCCAATAAGGAAGGGTTGCATATAAAAGTTTCACTTTTTTCAAAATATTCTTGGCAGATTTCTCTTTATTTGCTAAAATAGAACAAGAATGAAAATCTTTGAACAGAATTTCCCATACCAAAAAGGCGGCGACGATGGCAGACTTACCTGATTGCCGGGGTAATTTAAAAATGCACCGGGTGTTTTCGACCATTAAGTCAAGCATTCTATCTTGATATGGACGGGTATCAAATAGCTGTTTACCATCGTCCAACGTGACGATATGGCAATATGTGTTTATAAAATAATGGTAATCTTCAGAGCATCGAACGATTTCCGCCATTTGATTAGCGGTTAATTCGACTTCTTGGCTTTCGTTTCGTAAACCCCTAATCCCTTTATAATATTTAGATTTTTTACGCAAAAATGCCATATTTTAAAAATCCTTCCTTTTATGTATTTACTTGTTGACAAATACTAAAATGTGCGTTATCATTATTTAATATGGAAAAAATTCAAATACATGGACTCGACGACTATTATCTACCCAAAAAAGGAGAATTGAAAATGACACCAAACGACATCGAAGTTTTATTGCATTGCCATTGTTCACTGGAACCACACCCAAGAAATCACGCACCTGCTGTTGAAGCCGCCCTGGGTATGTTTATAAGGCAAGGCATTATAGAATGTGGATCGAAAAAAGATACCTTTAACGTGACCGAAAGAGGGGCCGTTTTGATACAAATGCTTTGTGATACACCCTTTCCGATTACAAACTGGACAGACCCAAGAATTTAAGGGGGGAATTATGACCGATAACCAAAATTGCATATTAGTTATTAGCCGCTTCCAATTATGCTTGAATTCACGGGAAAAGGATTTAGAAAAAATAACGGTTGCTGATGTGCAACCACATTTGTCCGCCGCCGCCCACGCCGCCGATGTGACAATCATCAAAGATGGTAGCAGATTTTCTGTTTTAAAGCACCGGTTCATGATGGGGGTGAACGGGTTTGTTGTCTTTCACATTTCAAGTTTGCCAAAAATAATGTTTGCCCGATAAGGAGAAATATGTCAGCAATCGACGATTCAATTGGATATCCTGATAGCGCCACGACCCGCGAGGGTTACACCATTTCTGAACCTTCAGGTATCGTCCTGACTGATGAACAGCAAGGCATTCTGGACGGCCTGATGGCATGGGTAGAAGACTGCTATAAGGGCAAAACAGCACGCCGCTATACAACCATGGCCGGACTTGCGGGGACCGGGAAAACGACCTTATTGGGTTTCCTGGCCGAAACGGTCCGCAATAGACGCCCCCTTCGAATTGGTTTCGCCACCTATACCGGGAAAGCGTCCATCGTTTTAGCGTCAAAGCTAATCGATATGGGTCCGGAGGATTATGTCGGGACCATCCATTCCTTAATGTATTTTCCGATTGTGGATGAAAAACTTGGAAAAATTGAAGGATGGTCTAAGCGTGACTTTTTGGATGTCGATTTCATTTTTGTAGATGAAGCCAGTATGGTCGGGAAAGAAATTTGGGAAGATCTGTTGGAATACAATATCCCAATTATCGCAATCGGGGACCATGGCCAATTACCACCGGTCGGGGCCGATAGTTTCAACCTCATGCAAAACCCGGAATTCCTTTTAACTGAAATCCACCGGCAAGCCAAAGACAACCCGATTATCAAGCTTTCAATGGTCGCACGCGAAGAGGGTTATATTGAATGTGGCATGTACGGCACCGCGATTGCAAAATTGCATTGGACAGACCCACGCTGTAAAAAGATTTTAAAGGCATACGATAAGGATTCTGATATAATCGCCCTTTGTGGAATGAATCGGACTCGTGTCGAAGTCAATTCACTTATCCGCAGCAATTACGGATATACGGGGACGCCAAAGGTCGGCGAACGCCTGATTTGTCTTAAAAATAACAAGAAAATGAATGTTATGAATGGCCAGATAGGCAACCTGATAAACATCAAATCCATGGGGCCGAAATTTTATGAAATCCAAATGAAAATGGATGGGCTGAAATTCGATATTTGGGCCTATGTCCTGAAGTCCGGTTTCGGAAAAGTGTTTTCAAAAGAAGCATATGAAGAAAGCAACACCAGGGAAACCAAAAACGAATTATGTGATTTCATCCAAACACAATATCAGAAAGAAAATAAAAATTATTGGATGTCCCCCGACGAACGCAAGGCATGCAAGGTTGATCTTTTTGATTTCGGGTATTGCGTAAGCGTCCACAAAAGCCAGGGGTCTGAATGGTCACGGGTCATTATGATCGATGAAAGAAATCAGTACCAAACCGATGACGATTATACCCGATGGTTATACACCGGAATTACCCGTGCCAAAGAC